CGTGTATTCTCTAGTGTCCTCATTTGTTATGGTCTCCTCTTAAATTTTTCATATTTGTTTTGTAATAGGTCTTTCTGCATTTTTGACGTTAGGGCGACTGGATTTAATTGCACTTGGTTTGTAACGCCGGGCGCTTTTGGCAAGATACGAATTTTCACATTGGATGTATCCATAAATATGTCATAAACTATCCCATCGGGGCCATTTCTGTTCTTGGCAATAAATAACTTTCCCTGGTTTTTCTGCTTATCTTCAATTGTACGAGAAACAGAAAAAATGAAATCTGCTACAAAACATTTATTGAACGCTTCTGAAATTTGCTCCATCGTAATTACCTCTGCGTTAAGACCGGATCGGTTCGTTTGAGAAGCTGTCCAGATGGAACATTCAAATTCCTTTGCAATGCCTCGTAGCTCTTCATAAATAGATTCGAGTTCGCTCCGAAGTTCTTTTCTGACAACAATTGGCCTTAATAAATCTGCATAATCAACGATGACTGCGCCAGGCTTAATTCCACGCTTTACAAGGCGAGAAAGGTGCGAACGAATCGTGTTTGGTGAAGCAGATTTTGTGGGGTATTCTTTGATTATTAGTCTACCATCAATGTCACTAATTTGTTCAAAGATTTCTTCTTTAAATGAAGGCAAGTCTGAAAGCGGGTAGCCAGTAATACAGCTATCATATCTGTTGGCGATCACGGTGTCGCATAGCTCAAGTGTATAATGGACTACAGTTTTCCCCTCTTCAATCGCTTGTGCCCCAAGGTGAACCAGAACCATCGACTTGCCGGCGCCAGTGGGAGCAATCACCACTCCAAGTTCGCCTTTACCCAGGCCGCCACCACAAATCTTGTCAACGTCCCCCCATCCAGTTGTTAAAGGATTTCGGTGCCTTGGTTTATATCTCTCCTCAAAATCTTCAATAAAATCATAACCGAAATTGGTTTCTGAACCTAACTTGAGCGCATCATTAATAACTTTTGAGATCTCATCAAACGAGCAACTCTGTAGTAAATTCACGGACTTAAGCATTGCTTCTTTTAAGTTCTGCTTTCGACAGAAATCTAGTGCCGTCTCTTTGATATATTTAATGTCATCAAGTTCTTTGGTGTGAATGCGAGCAAAATAATCTCTGACTTGCTTTTGGATTATCTCATTTTCATCTTCCAGATCGGTTCTGAGAATTGAAATGAGCGCATCGACAGACGGATGCGTGCTATATTTTGCGCGGTAATTGACGATCTTTTTTACAAAGACGCGCAAATACTCAAGTTCTAAAAAACTAACGTCTAGAACCTCTGTGATTTGTTCGGCAAACGACCGGTCTTCGAAGATAAGCTGCGCTAACCCCTCTTGAAACGCTTTGCCATATCTTGCGAAACTACTGTTATCGGATGGAACCATTAACCCCTCTCTATGTAATGGTAAGTATAGCACAGACACCCCTAATGTCAATGCTAAATGTGATCAATTTTGTGGAAGATTATACTGATAATTGATGCGATTCAGTTTTTCTTTGAGATCTTCCCAATTTAGCTCTCCGAAACCATCTTCGCGCATCATGCCAATAATTTCAGTTTTATTGAAAGTGGCCTCAAAGTTCTCAATCGACTCTTTAACGTGGATCTTCGACTGAATAGACATTTGTGGAGCATACAGTTGCATCATCTTATAATTGTGCTCGATGAGATCTTTTCCTTCGACAATGTTGGAATAAAATTTAAGATCGCTCTCGACACTTTCGCAATGTTCAATAACATCATCAATGTTATATGTCTTTTCTTCAGACAGGAAACTCAAACGCTTTTTAACAGTGCCGAAACCAACACCACGGATACCAGGAAGATTATCTGAAGAATCCCCAATGATAGCCCTTGCAAGGGCCATGTTTGTTGGATGAACGCCGGTTTGTTCAATGATACGACGAATGTTTAAATACTCGCCCTTGACAGGACGAAGCAAGATTGTCTCGTCATCGCATACCTGCATAAAGTCCTTGTCATTTGAAACAATCAACTTTTGCCAGCCCTTATAATAAGGCAAACGCGAAACATACGCAATAATATCGTCTGCCTCGACCTCTGGGATCATTGCCTGAACGATAGGCATCTCATTCAAATACTCGATAAGGCGCGTCTGCTGCCAAATCTTATTCTTCAGTTCCTCGTCGTCTGTAAGGTTGTGGAACGCCCGATTTAACTTAATCGGCTTCCTCCCTGACTTATAATTTTTGTCCATTGTCTTGCGCTTGCGAGAGCCATCCGGCCCATCCCATATGATCACCACCTCATCAGGTGAAGTCTCGCGCACAAGCTTTTGAAGGATCATAAAAAATCCTTTGATACCGCCAATCGGTTGTCCGTTTAGTGACAACGAAGGATTAACGATATATGCCCTCAAATATGCATTCAACGCATCAATAATTAATACTCTTTTCATTTACTTTTGACTCCCTCAAGTCTGTTAACTTTAAATTTAGCTCTCACTTATAACCTCTATTTCGTCTCTATGGGGGACTATTATGTGTTCTGAGTCTGTCCCAAAACACCAAAATGTATTAACGTCGGCGCCAGATTCATATGTTCCTGTAACAACACCAATATATGCTTCTCCAGCATAATAAGCGTCATCTGGATATCTTACCTTAATAATATCGCCAATTTTCATAGTTTGTAGCTCCCTGCAACCTCATTATCAATCGTATACACCACTCGCTTTACGCCAACGTGCTTCATGGCAGCGTGGCACATTGAGCACGGCTTGCTCATTTTAAAATCCCCCTCTTTTCCCACTCTCGCAACAAAAACTGTTGCGCCCTCGGTGATGGAGCGATCAAGTCCCAGGATTGCTCCCAATTCTGCGTGCATTGTAGCGTGCCCGGGCTCTTTGCGAAAGCGGTTACCAAAAGAGCAAAAGCTTCCTTTGTTAAAACAAGTATTGCGAACACTAGATCCCTTAACTAGTACTGCGCCATGGCGATAATCCGGATAAACTGATTGAGTTGCTACTCTTTTGGCCAATTCCATATGGCGGCCGATCTTACCGGTGTAATCAAAAAATTTATCCGCGCTCTTAGAGTTGTACTCCATACATTCACTCATAACAAAAACCTCCTGCCGACTATACTAATATAACCGATCAGGAGGCTCTTGTCAAGCAGTTATTTTGAGAATCTCAAAGGCGGATAGCAATCGCCCAATGTCCGCTGATCCAGCGGATCCCCACCCAATGACCTGGAACCCAATTCCAAAGAATGCCATTATGTCGATAATGCGAATGGCGATGAACGTGCTTGGGCTTGTGGTGTAGAGTGTGTTGCACCTGATGGTGCGTGTGGTGCTTCGCCGGCGCATGCGCCTGTCGTGGGGCGTGTCGGGCCTCTGCGACATTCATTGAGAACAACATTAATAGTGCTGATAAACTTACCATGATAAATCTCCTTATGCGGTTGCTTCTTGTGGAACAGTCAAATCGTCCGGTTCGGCATAAAATGATTTAGCGTCACCCTGGCGCCGATCAAACTTTTCAACTATTTCTTCGTCCATTAGACGAATTATGTTAGCACGAAATTCATTATCATTTGTAATTAATTCGTTCCATTTAGAAGGTTGGAACTTCTTTGTATAGCCATCTTCCATGGATAGTGTATACCATGAGCCAGCGCTTTTCAAGCGTTCGGATCCCTTAATTGCATCAAACCACGATTCTTCATCTCGGATTCCAACATCCTCGGTTCCCCATAAAATACGAAAAGCGCAGTTCCTTCCGGTACTTCCAAAGCGCGACTTTTCAATCTTCACCTTCACCTCGGATCCAATACGAAATCCTTTTTCGTCATTAATAAATGCGCTCTTTGCCTTTCGACCGGTTAACCAGATCCGCAGCGAATATGAATAATGCATCGCCTTGCCGCCAGGAGTAATATAGGGTGTTGTCATCGCAACGATGTGCGCGTTTGGCCCTCTTGGAATGTTGGTCTTCAACTGATTAAGAACAATCAGTGTTGCCTGCTGATCCGCAATAGGAATGACAAGTTTTGACATTGCCTTTGCAAGAATTCGTGCTTTCACTGCCATCGATGATTGCGGGTTGAAATCTCCCTCAACATCTGATATAGCCGGCGTAAATGCCAGCGAATCCCAAATGAATACTAATTTTTCCTCAGTTGCGCCGAGAAGTTCCTCAATCGTCTCCAGCACAAACTCTACGGATTGTGCCTGAACGTACATTAGGTTTTCTAAATCACATCCGGCCTTTTCCAAAAACGATGGATCGATGGCAGATTCAGAATCAAAATATACAACCACTTTACCCATCTTTTGGGCGTTGGCTGCGATCTGAACTGCCATATATGATTTGCCGGTTGCTTCCAGCCCAGCGATTTCTGTAACCTTTCCTACGGGAATTCCCGATACTTGCCCCTTACAAATGATCGAATCCAGCCAACGCGAACCGGTTGGAATCCACTCTTTTACTGTTGTGGGGTTGTCGCCGGTTAAGTCGTGGGCGACCGTTCTGCCTGCCTTTTTATTTACTAGCTTCATTAGATCGTGAATAGGCACACGACCAGCCTTAGCTTTCTTAGCCATTAGATAATCTCCTTATTTTGTCTTTATTTTATTTTTTTTATCTTTATTTTATAGTGCTTTCGCACCACTATAATTATACCACGACTTACCGAAAGCGTAAATAAAAATGCCCCCGAAGGGGCATTAAAATGGTGTGAGGCACCTGATAACCCTGTGCCTCCCTGTGGGTGAACCTAAAGTTAACCGGCTAGTAGTTCATCAAATGCGCGGTCTACGGTATCCTTCTTTTCACCCCCATATTTTGTAGTCTGGGAGGAGCGGCTTTCAGCACTTCCATCACTTGATAGCTGCTCGTCAAGGATTGCGTCGATTGCCTCCGGAGTCTGACGCTCGAAGAGAGTATCAAAATCTGGCATGCGATCAAGGAGGGGAGAGATCGCATCAACATCTTCCAGAAGAGGAGATGTATTACGACGCATCTTCAGGTTCGTCTGGGGGAATGCCCCAGGCTTCGTGGGCTTGGTATAAGTAAGCGTGATATCAGTACCCTCGTTGATATCAGTAACATCGCCATATTCCGGATCGAGAATATAGCCCAGAAGGAGTTCATAGGCGGTCTTGCCGTAGCCATAGACCTTGATACCTTCCTCTTCACGACCCCGCACCACAACCGGTGAGAAATAGCGAGTACGGACGAATAGTGACTTCGCCAGCTTCTTACTCTCCTCATCATTGTTTTCTGCTGCTTCTCGCCATACCGACGAAGCAAAATCACAGATCGGACAACGTTCACCGAAGTTGCGCTTCGGACACATAATACCGCCCTGATGACTTCCTACATTATAGTGGAAGAACATTTCCCGCAACGGATCTCCGTCTGGTGCAGGAACGATACGAATATCCGTATCGCCGTCATCCGGTCTAAAGAAAACAGAGTTTCCGTTTCCCTTGTTTTCACCGCGCAAAGTTGCGAGCTTGCGGCGCATAAGCTCCATGTTGATTCCCATGTTTATTTCTCCTTTTGATGGGTAAAGTATATCAAGCGTTCCTTGATATCTAATGTAACACTCTCGACAAGCTTTGTCAAGAGTTTTTTTGGATTGCGTTAGTGTGGGCAACGCAGAACCCAAAGTCTTGTTCTAATTCGGTTTCATATATAGCATATGAAATTCTCCTAAAAGCATTTCTCGGCTTTTCTTTCAACATTCCAACTAATCTCCGGTGGAGGCCACCATCTGTCTCAAGTTTTTCTTTGTTGATACACATATAATAACATAGATCTCTCTCCATGTCAAGGTCAAAAAACCACTTTTCTTCTAAATTCTCCATATTCAGCAAGCCGACCGATCTAATACGATTAATATCAAGCGGTTTTGAAACCTGCCCGATTTCAGGCTCATTGTGTGCAAAATAGTTTAAATAATGAATAGTTGAATAAATTGAACGATTGATCACATCAAAATAGGTTTTGATCGGTATATTTTCAATAATCTTTTCAACGTTGAGATTAGAGATCAAGGTAATAGAGTTCAAAAGTCCCGATCTGGCATATTCTTGAAGCACCCCAAATCCAACATTTTCTAATAGTTTTGGAATTCCAGTTAAAAGTTCTGTATCCGGCTTGATATAGTATAGATCGATCTTTTTGTCTTTGATTTGTTCAAGAATTCCAAGTGAATAATTTGAGCTATATGAAGAGCCCACAATAAAAAACTGAATGTGATCATCGATGCCAGCGAAAAACTTTTTAACATTTGGTATATTGCCCTCATACTCCTCTGGAGTGTCATATTTCTTTAGTTTAAGTTTGTATTTTGAAGTTCTGCCAATATTGTCATTCATCAAATAAACGTTGTATTGTGAAAAATCAGAAAACTTCTCTGCAATTTTGGAGGCGGCGCTGCCCAATCCAACAACTGAAATCATATTTTTAACCGCTCAAAATCCAAATAATTCTTTCCGGCGTTAATGTTGGCCATAAACCCATCTTTTTCAAATGTCTTCTTGATCTCTGGCAGAATATCCCGTTCCTCGACGCAAAGATCAATAACAATTTCATCATGTACGATGTGTGAAATAAATGATTTCTTGTCTTCCAGCATTTTATCGATAACGACGGCTCTCTCAAGCACACGGTCTGCCGTCGTGCTTTGAATAAGATAGTTGAGAGCCTTCCGTCGTTCTACCTTCATTTTTCTCTTGTATGGTGTTATAATATAACCTCCCTCGTACCATTTGTCAAGCAGTTTTTCTTTATCATAGAAATTAGTTTTGATCTTGTCTGAATCGGGATTGTATAACCAAGAGAAAAAGCGCTGTTTCGCTGTGAATCTGTCCACATCTTCTTTTATAACGTGTTTAATGTTCCACTCGTGAATGTCGTCTTGCGGCTGTTCCTTCCCGGAAAGTTCAAGAAAAGTTCTAACTTCAGCACCATTATAATCTAATGAAACAAACCAATCGTGGGCCGGCTTAAGAAGTTGACGGTATTCCTTTTTCATAGTTAGAATTGGCAATGAATTTTTATTAGTTGTTAATCTTCCTGTGATAGATCCGAAAAGATTATAATCAATATAGTGGCTTCTCTTCAAAATCTCATTTGCCTTCTTTCTGCCAAAGGTAGATTGATATAATTTTCTACACCCCTCAATGTTTATACTGACATTTTGATATTTGATCTTGTGAAGCAATCTTTGGATTTTATCTAGATGTTCATAGTTTTCTGGCTTCTCATAATTCTCAAAAACAAACCTTGTGATTTCGTTTTTTACATCACAAAATTCCAGCAAAAAGTCCTCTGGCACAAGGTCGAAGAAACAGTGTTCGCGAAGGCGTATTCTACCTAGTTCAAAGGACCGCAGATAGGCTCGAAAATTCTTCTGCGACCCTTCCAACCTCTCTTTCAAAAAATCAGGGCAAACCTCTTCTAAAGTGAAACCATTGCACAAAAGCCAACCATATTCAACACTAGGATCTGTAATAGATCCTGTGTATCTCCACGTTTTTGTCAGGTTTGTGGGGAAATCTTTAAAATAGAGTGTGCCGCCGGCATAAACTCCCATACATTCTGTTTTGTCGTCTAGGGTCTGAAAAAACATTAGCTCTTCTTATTTTGTATCAGCAATAGCATCAACGTGTTTCTTAATATAACTCAGTGAGCCGCGTTTGTCAAATGGTTCGTTGATAATTCTCTCAAAAGCATTCAGAGCGGCCACAACGCCGGCATGCATGTATATTTCAATACAATCATCGAGCAGGTGGCTTATTTCATTATCGGTCATTCCTGTTTCTTCTTCAAGAACTCGAATATTAAAATATATCTTTAAAAGTTTCTTATCTGGGAATTTCGTCAAAAAAGAATTATTAGTATAAGTGATCGGGGTTACGATACGTGTAACGGTCGTTCCCCCACACTCTTCTATCACCGAAAAGTTTCTTAATTTGACTCTATTATAGAGATTTAATATATTTGACTTGAAATTCTGATAATATAGACTATGAACGTTTGTGTAATAGTTTGAAATAATTAAATTAGGGTTGGGGGCGCCATACTTACCGGAATAATCCAACATTGGCGAACGAGTCGGGCGGTTGCCAATATCTGCGACAATTCTCCACGGCATATTTTTATCTACCATAAACCCGTATGAAGAACAAGCATTCAAATAAAAATTCCAATTTTTGCTGTTTACAAATTGATTAATTTTTTTTTGGTCATTGATGGGATCAATATCGGCTATTTCAATTGCCAACCCAGAGCACAAAATTGGACAACTTTTATTTTTAATAAACCCCGTCTTTGTAATTGGAAGCCTGTGGACAGTATCTTGTAAAACAACCATCAATTCGTTAACAAAATCGTCAAAATCGCGAACCCTGATGCGGCGGGCCCTAAAAATTCCAGCAATTGAACCAAAATACCCCTTTCTATGATTTCTATATAAATTATTTGGATTTTGATATGCTTTGTGAACCTTAATGTTGGTTAAAAACTGATCCGATGTGTCAATTGTGCCATAAACGGCACATCTCTGAAACTGTTGTGCCATATCGTTAAAGGCGTCCACAACAAAATTAACTGCTCCTTGGCCGGCCTCTGTGGCATTTATTTTACTAAACCTTTTAATTCTTCTTTTCCTTAAAATCATTGGAACAAACACTCGGTTCACTCTTCCATAAAAGAATTTCTCACCAAAATTAAA